CCCTGCGGCCTCTGAGGGGACCTCGGGGCGCCCTCAGATCGTCGTGGAGCCGGCGTGCAACGTCCCTGGGTGTGACGGGACCCCCGAGTGGCGCGGCCTTTGCTCCGCGCACCGACAGACCCACCGCGGTTTGGCCGGGCCGAAGGAGAAGCGATGAGCGACACCCTGATCCGGGGATTCGTCCCCGAACTGGAGATCCGTTCGGCCGCGAAGGGTGGCGACGGACGCACGATCGAGGGCATCGCCGTTCCCTACGGCCGGGCGCAGCGCATCGACCACTCCCTCGTCGAGCAGTTCGCGCGCGGGGCGTTCAACCACCAGCTCACCGCCCCGAACCGGGTTCGTTTCGCCCGTGAGCACGTGTCCCTCGGCGGCACCCTGATCGGCCGGGCCATCGAGCTACGCGACGACGCCGCCGGCCTGTGGGGCGCGTGGCGGGTCTCGAAGACCGCTGCGGGGGACGAGACACTGACGCTCGTCGAGGACGGCGTCCTGGACGAGCTCAGTGTCGGGTTCCAGGAGCGCCAGAACCGGCGGCTGCCGGACGGCACGATCGAGCGCGTGAAGGCGAACCTCGTCGAGGTGTCGGTCGTCTTGCAGGGCGCTTACGGGCGTGGCGCGCTTGTCTCGGCGGTCCGGGAGGCGCACGACCACAACGACGCGATGGCCGTGAGCTGCACCTGCGGTGCGGCGACCCGTGCTGAGCGGGCCCGACAGATCCTCGCTGGGCTTCCGATCCTCCCCGCAGCGTCATAGCGCACGTGCATCGATCCGGTATGATCGATGCAAGTCCTGTAAGACCGCTCGACACCGGCACCCCGGTACCGGCTCCGGCACCTCGACCGCTCGCGTGACGTCGACACCCCGGATGGCCAGGTAGGCGACACCCCGGTTCCTCGGACGCGGACCCCGTCCGTTCCGAATCGGGAGTCCCCCCGTGAACCCCTACCTGAAGGCGCAGCGCGAGAAGTACGAGGCGCTCCGTACCAGCATCGAGGGCCTGCAGACGCGGGCCGCGAACGACAACCGCGACCTGACCGAGGACGAGCTCCGTTCCGTTCAGGAGCAGGGCGAGGCCGCTGCCCGGCTCGCGAAGACCATCACCGACCTGACCGAGATCGAGAACCGCAACGCCGCTGTGGCGTCGCTGTCCGTCGCGGTCGCCGAGGACACCAACGAGCAGACCCGCAGCGACAGCGGCGCGGTCCGCGTCGGCGGTGCAACGACCAGGGACCGCGACCCGGGCCACTACCGGCGCGACGGCGGCCACTCGTTCTTCGGCGACATCTTCCACGCCCGTGCACTGCAGGACGAGGGTGCGCTCCGCCGGCTGACCGAGCACAACCGGGCGCTCGACATGGCCGGTGAAGGCCCCGGCGTGATCCCGCCGGTGTGGATGTCCTCGGAGTTCGCCGAGGTCGCCCGCCAGCAGCGTCGGGTCGCCGCCGCCGTGCGGAACATCCCGCTGTCCTCGGCCGCGCCGATCTCGATGCCGAAGCAGACCGGTTCCGCAGCGGTCGCCGAGCAGACCAACGAGGGCGACGCGACCAGCTTCACGGATGCCTGGGACTCGGCGGTCGACACGGTGTCGCCGAAGGCCACCTCGGGCGGCCAGAAGGTGTCCCGCCAGATGCTCGACTCGTCCAACCCGGCGATCGACGCGCTGATCTGGTCGGATCTCGTCGGCGAGTACAACGAGGCCGTCGAGCGCAAGGTCGTGGCCGCCATGGTCACCGCCGCGGGCTCCGCGGTCACGACCTACGCCACCGAGGCCGCGTGGACCACCGCGCTGACCACCGTCGGCACCATGTCCGACGACCTGGTGGACCTGGCGATCGCGGTCCGCAACGCGCGGAAGCTCCCCGCCGACGTGCTGATCACTTCGGTGACCCGGTACGGCGACCTGCTGAAGCTGAAGGACGACGCCGGCCGCCCGCTGATCCCGCTGGACAGCGCAGGCCCGATGAACGTCATCGGCACGGGCTCGGTCGCGGTCGACGGTCGCATCCACGGCCTGGGCGTCCTCGCCTCCGACGGCATCACGCAGTACCCGGAGAGCATCCTGGCGGCCCGCGCCGCCGACACGATCCTCTTCGAGTCGCCGGTCCTGCGGTTCCGCTACGACGAGCCCGACGGCCCCGAGGTCATCCGGCTCGGCGTGTGGGCCTACACCGCGGTGTATGTGAAGTACGCGGGCGCCTCGGTGAAGCGCAACGTCATCACGGCTGCGGCCTGACCGATGGCCTGGCCGCCGCAGCTCGCCGAGCTGAAGTCGGATCTCGGGGTCACGGACACCCGCGATGACGCGACGTTGACCTCCTGCCTCGCGGCAGCGGTCGCGTTCGTCGAGCGGGTGCGGGCCTCGTCGTTCAACTTCGACGAGGACCCCGAGTCCGATCTCCCGGCCCCGTCCGCGGAGATCGAGCTCGGCGCGCTGCGGTTGGCCGGCCGCTGGCACACCCGCCGCAAGTCCCCGGCGGCGCTCATCGAGATGGGCGAGTTCGGCGCGGCCCGCGTGCCGTCGTTCGACTCGGACATCGAGCGTCTGCTGGGGATCGGCCGGTACCGCGGCCCGGTGATCGCATGATGACCATCGCTGAGGTCGGCGAGGCTCTGATCACCGCACTGCGGACTGTGCCGAACCTGCGGGCTGGGTTCGTCTCCGAGTTGACGGACCCAGCCCCGCCCGCGGCCCTCGTCCAGCCCCCGGTCCTGTCGTGGGCCGGATACCGGGATGGGCCTACCTCGGCGACGTTCGAGGTGGCCGTGTGCGTGGCGTTCGACGACCGAGCGATGGAGCGGCTCTACGAGCTGGTCCCGCTGGTCGCGAATGCGCTGGAGGAGGTCGCCGACGCGGCCGTCACCGAGGCCCGGCCGGGCACCTTCCGGGTCGGTTCCGCCGAGCTCCCCTGCTACTCGATCACCGTAGAGACTTCGCTCTAAGGAGCACCCGATGACTGCGCACAACCGCAGGCTCAAGCAGATCACGTTCGACCTCGGCGGCACCGAGTTCCAGTGCCAGGTCCAGTCGTGGCAGCTGGTCAACAACACCGACGACGGCGACCTGATGTACACCTTCTGCCCGGATGGTGAGTTCCGGGAGGAGACCGACGACGACTACGCGCTCGAACTGACGTTCTTCTCCGACTGGCGGTCCGGCGGGATCTCCGACTACCTGTGGGAGAACGACGGCGAGACCGTCACCTTCGCGATCGACCACCACCCGGACATCGCGGCCGAGCACGTGCAGTTCACGGGCTCGGTGAAGGTCAAGGCCCCGACCGTGGGCGGCGAGGCGCGCTCGACCGAGGTGACCGAGGTCGAGCTGCAGTGCATCGGCAAGCCCGTCTACACCCGGGTGGGGGTCTGACATGGCGCGCGCTGATCTGACTGCCCAGCAGGTCACCACTGCGGGACTGAACCCGTCGTTCGTCGCCGCGGTGGCGGACGGGGACGTGTTCGACGCCGGGCGGGTCGCGCTCTGGGTGGAGAACGGTTCCGCATCCACGGTGACCATCACCATCCCGACGCCGACCACGGTCAGTGGCCTCGCGGTCGCCGAAGCGGGCGGCACCGTGCCCGCGGGCGGCTTCCGGCTGTTCGGCCCGTTCCCGCGCTCGGTGTTCGGCCAGCCGGTCGGCGACGCGGACGCGGGCCGGGTGCACGTCAACTACTCCGCGGTCACGGACGTGACGCGGGCGCTCATCACCATCTGATCGATCTGAGGGGATCGCCAGCATGTTCCGGATCAAAGCTACGCCCGACGAGGGCGAGACGTACGAGTTCGTGGCCAAGAGCCGCGACGTGGTCGTGTGGGAGAAGACGGGCAAGAACCGGTCCCTCGGGATGCTGCAGGAGCAGCGCCGGTTCACCGACATCTACTCGCTCGCGCACGTCGCAGCCAGGCGGCTCGGGCTGTTCACCGGCTCGCTCGAGGAGTTCGAGAAGGCCGTCGACCTGGAGGTTCTGCCCGAGGAGGAGCCGGACCCTACCCAGTCGGCTCGCTGACGCGGATCTGCGTGTTCCTGGCGCTCGAATCCGGCATCGCCCCGTCGGTGTGGGCCCAGGAGGGCGAGCAGGCGATCGTGACCGCCCTGGAGCTGCTGAAGGGCGACAAGGGCAAGTCGGGTCGGCACGTAGTGGCGAGCGGATAGGAGAAGACCATGGCCAACACCGGCCTGCGGGTCCGTATCCGCATCGATGGCCTGCGCGAGGTGCTCGCCGCCGCGCGCAGGCTCCCGCCCGAGGCGAAGACGCTTCTGAAGGATCGCACCAAGCGGATCAGTGAACGGCTGGCCGCGGGCATCCGCTCGGCAGCGGCCTCGGATAACCGGCAGACCGCCCTGATGGCACCCACCGTGCGAGCTCGGCAGGGGCTGGCCCCGAACGTCGCCGCTGGTGGCTCGAAGCGGGTCGGCCGCAACCGGGTGCCCGCCTACAAGGTGCTGTTCGGCTCGGAGTTCGGCGCCAAGCAGTACCCCCAGTTCCGTCCCCACCGGGGTGCGGCGTCGTACTGGTTCTTCCAGACCGTCGAGCGCAACCAGGACGAGATCGGTCAGGAGTGGCGCGAGATGGCCGACGAGATCATCGACCGGTGGAACGCCTGATGGCCGCCACCACGAGCACGATCCAGGTCATCTTCGACGGCACGGTCGCGGGCCTCCAGCGTGCCGCCCGTCAGGCCGAGCGGTCCCTGGACGGCCTCGACGACGGCGTGGAGAAGGCCAGCGCGGGGTTCGCCGTGCTGGGTGCGGCCGGCGGCGCAGCCGGTCTGGCGGTCGCCGCCGGTGTGGCCGGTGGCGCGCTGGCCATCGCCGGGCTCGGGATCGCCGCTGCGGCCCAGTCGGAGAAGGTCAAGTCTGCGTTCACCGGGATGAAGGACCACGTCGTCGCGGAGACGCAGAAGCTCGCGGCGCCGCTCGAACCGGTCCTGATCGGGATCGCGGACAAGGCCAAGGCGGCGTTCGACGAGGTGGCCCCGGCGCTGGGGCAGATGTTCGCCGACATCGCCCCGCAGGTCGACGTGCTCGCGGACGGCTTGATCGGCTTCGTGCAGAACCTGATGCCTGGTCTCCAGGCGTCGATCGCGGCAGCCGGGCCGGTGATCGGCGCGCTGTCGACCGGGCTGGCCGGGCTGGGCACCGCGTTCAGCGACTTCCTCACCCTGCTCTCGGCCGGCGCACCCGGCGCCGCCGCTGCCCTGAACGGGCTGTTCACGATCGTCAACGGCGTGTTGCCGGTGGTCGGGCACCTGCTGGCCCAGCTGGCGAACGCGCTCGGTCCGACGTTCCAGGCGCTCGCGCCACTGATTGTGACCCTGGCCGAGTCCATCGGGTTCGCGCTCGGCGGCGCTATGACCGCCCTAGGACCGCCGCTGACGCAGGTCGCGACCGCACTGACCACCGCACTGGCCCCGATCCTCCCGATCTTGGCACAGGCGTTCGTGTCGGTCGCTCAGGCGCTCGCTCCCGTCGTCGCGGCGCTGGCCCCAGTCATCGCATCCCTGGGGACGGCGCTGCTCCCGATCGTGCAGCAGCTCGCGCCGATCGTCGGCGAGGTGGCCACGATCATCGGCCAGGCGCTGGTGCAGGCGATCAACGCCATCGCTCCAGCTATCCCGCCGGTGGTGGCCGCGTTCGGTCAGGTGCTCACCGCCGTGGCCCCGCTGCTCCCGCAGCTCGCCCAGCTCGTGCAGACACTGCTCCCGGTGCTCGCGGACATCTTCGCAACCGTCGTGGTCCCGGCGATCCAGCTGGCCGCCTCGATCATCGTCGGCGTGCTGGTCCCGGTGCTGGCCACCCTGATCTCCGACGTGCAGTCGGTGGCGAACTTCGTCCGGGACAGCTGGAACAACATCAAGGCGTTCACGACCGACATGGTCAACGGCGTCAAGGGCATCCTCGACTGGTTCGCCGGCCTCCCAGAGATGTTCCGCGGCTGGTGGGAGGGCGCGCGGGCCGCCGTGGTGGCGAAGGCAGGCGAGATGCTCGCCTGGGTGCAGGGGCTGCCTGGGCGGATCACGGCCGCGCTGGGCTCGCTCGGCACACTGCTCGTGTCCGTGGGCCGCGACCTGGTGAACGGGCTGTGGGAGGGCATCCAGGCTGGGTGGTCCTGGCTCACCGGGCAGGTCGCGAACCTTGCTCAGGGCCTGCTGGGTGCCGCGAAGTCCGCGCTGGGCATCGCGTCGCCGTCCACGGAGTTCCGCGACCAGGTCGGTGCGCAGATCCCGGCCGGTATCCAGGCGGGCATCGCTGCGGGCACGCCGGGGCTGGCCGCGAGCGTCAAGGGCATGACCGGCGCGATGATCGGCGCCGCCCTGCCGGACATCGTGCGGTTCGGCGACGTGTCGAAGGAACTGTGGGACAAGCTGATCGGCGCTGGGTGGAAGGGGCGCGCCGGGGACGGCATGGAGGCGCTGTACAAGCCCACCGTGGACTCCTCGCAGCTCCCGGTCGGCGGTCAGGACATGGTCCGCTGGGGCGACGTGAACGAGGAAACCTGGGACCGCATGATCGCGGCCGGCTGGAAGGGCAAGCCGGGCGACGGCATGGAGGCGCTGTACAAGCCCAAGGTCGACACGGCGCAGCTGCCCACTGGCCGGGGCGAGATGGTCAAGTGGGGCGACGTCAACAAGGAGACGTGGGACCGGCTGATCGCCGCAGGCTGGAAGGGGAAGCCCGGGGATGGCATGGAGGCGCTCTACCGGCCGATGGTTGACACCTCCGGGCTGACCTCGGCCATGGGCGACATCGACGCGTTCGTGTCCAAGATCGAGCACCTGCAGCGTGTGACCTACGAGGACGGGTCGTTCCGGCTGCTGATGCCGAACGGGCAGTGGCGAGGCAGCAATGACCTCGGCTACGACAACCGGCGCGCGACCGGCGGCCATGTCCGGTCCGGGCGCTCCTACCTGGTCGGTGAACGCGGCCCGGAGATCCTGACGATGAACGGCCGCGGGCACGTCACCCCGAACCACGAGCTCGGCGGCACGACCGAGGTGCGGGTGTTCATCGGTGACCAGGAGTTGACCGACATCGTGCGTACCGAGATCCGCGAGGGCAACCGATCGACGCGCCGGGCCGCGCTCGCGGGCGCAGGACGGAGGGTCTGACGTGGCCGTCACGTTGTCCTACGACGACCAGCTCGGCCGGGTCCGGGTCGAGGCCGACGCGCTCGGGGTGGACGCCACATACGCCACCGTGGACCGCTCCTACAACGGCGGGCCGTGGGCCACCATCCGCGGGGGCGGCGCGATCGAGGTCGTGTCGGAGGTGATGCAGCTCCCGGCCGACGACTACGAGTTCGCGACCGGGCGCGAGGGCCTCTACCGCGTGCGCTCCTACGACGCGTCCGACGTGCTGCAGGAGACGCAGACCGCCACCATCACCGCCACCGTGGACACGGTGTGGCTGAAGTTCGTCGCCCGGCCCTACCTGAACCGGACGGTGACCGTCACCGACTGGTCGGACATCGAGCGAGTCTCGAGGAACGGCCTGTTCTCGGTCGTCGGGCGACCCGACCCGATCGCCATCACCGACGTGCACTCGTCGCGCTCGTTCACCCTGTCGCTGCTGGCCGAGACCCTGGACGAGGCCGACCAGCTCGACTTCGCGCTGTCCTCCGGGCTCGTCGTGCTGCTGCACTGCCCGGCCGACTGCGGCGTACCGACCATGTACGCGGCGATCGGGGACTACAAGCAGGCCCGCACCTCGCGCCGGGGCGTGCGGCGACGGTTCGACATCCCGCTGACCGAGGTCGCGAAGCCCGGCCCGGACGTGGTCGGCTCGGCGGGCACCTGGCAGCTCCTGCTCGACACGTTCGCCACCTGGCAGGAAGTGCTCGACGAGAACGACTCGTGGTCCGACGTCGCCCAGCTCATCGGCGACGAGGCCGACGTGATCGTGGGGCCGTGATGCGACCGGTCAGCAACAGGTTTCTGCGCACCGTCCGCGGGTCGCACCGGATGCGGTCCCGTGTCCGTGTGGTGACCACGTACCAGGAGGGCACCGCGCCGACCGGGACCGAGGTCGAGGTCATCAGCGGCACGGTCACGATCGACGCGACCGCCGACGTGCGGTCCACCCTGGACCTGCAGACGTTCGACGAGTGGGGCGAGCTGGTCACGCCCTACGGCAATGAGCTGTTCGTCGAGCGTGGCATCGACTACGGCAACGGCCAGACCGAGTGGGTGTCGTTGGGCTACTTCCGCATCGACCACATCGAGCAGCAGGACGTCCCGGCGGGCTCGCTGCGTGTGGCCGCCTCCGACCGGATGGCCCAGGTGATCGACCAGCGGCTGCCCGTACCGGTGCAGTTCCCGTCGGGAACCACGATCGGCGAGGTGTTCGCGACCCTGATCGCGACCGGAGACACCGCGCCGTTCCCGAGTGCCACCATCGAGTTCGACGACCTCGCGGTGGAGGACGCCACACTCGGGGCGCCCCAGTTGGCCGAGGAGTCCCGGTACGAGTTCCTGCGGGACCTGGCCACGGCGCGCGGCAAGGTCATGTACTGGGACCACCGGGGCGTGCTCGTCGTCCGCTCCCGGTGGGCGTCCGCCGTCCCGACCGTGGTGGACTCCGGCCGGGACGGCATCCTCGTGTCGCTGAGCCGCGCCCTCGGTCGCGATCAGTATTACAACGGCGTGGCCGCGTCGGGTGAGTCGCCGGCCGATGGCACTCAGCCCCCGCACGCGCTCGCGATCAACGACGACCCGGACGACCCGCTGCGCTGGGGCGGGCCGTTCGGCAAGGTCCCGCGCTACTACGTGTCCTCGTTCATCACCACCGAGTCGCAGGCCGAGAACGCCGCCCTGAACATCCTGGCCACCTACCAGGGCCTGCCGTACACGGTGGACGTGTCCACGGTGCCGAACCCGGCCTACGAGCCCGCCGACATCATCCGCGTGCAGGCGCCCGGCGGGATCGTCGAGGAGCACGTCATCGAGAGCCTGACGGTGGGGCTCACGCCCGGCGACCCGATGCCGCTGCAGACCCGTTCGCTGGGCACGGAGGACACGATCCTGGAGGGGTATGGGCTGGCCCCGTACGGGCTCTACGGGTACGGGGAGTAGGCCGTGACAGACCGACTCGACGACCTGGCCCCGCTGATCGCACCGGTCCGGCAGGCCGAGATCAGCATCGTGCAGGGATACCTGACGGCGTGGAACGGGACGACCCACGCCAACACGGTCGAGGTGGGTGGCGCGACCCTGATCGATCTGCCGCTCGTGCACCTGGGCGATCCGACCGCTCTGGCGGCCAGCACGGTCGTCCTCCTGCTCCGCGTCCGGAACACGTACTACCTGCTCGGGAAGGTGACCTACCCATGACCATCCCCATCCCCGCTGTGGGCTCGACCGGTTGGGACGTGTCGGTGGACGCGGTCATCAATCGGGTGAACGAGCTGGCCGACATCGACCCGACCTCGGACGCCGACAAGCCGGTCTCCACCGCCACGCAGGCCGCGCTCGACCTCAAGCTCGACATCGCGTCCGCGTACACCGACGAGCAGGTTCGTGACGTCATCGCGTCCGCGCTGGTGGCTGGTACTGACATCACGATCACGCCGGACGACACCGCGAACACCATCACGATCGCCTCCACTGCGTCCGGCGGGGGCGGGCCCAGCTCACCGGTCACCCTCACCGACGGTGCCACGGTCGCGCTTGACGCCTCCCTGGGCGACTACTTCCGGCTGGCCGCCACCGCGAGCCGGACCATCGGCGTGCCGACCAACCCGACTGACGGGCAGGCGATCACGATCGAGCACCTGGCCTCGGGTGGCGCCTGGACGCTCACGCTGACCACCGGCTCGGCCGGCGCGTTCAAGTTTGGGACCACGATCACGGGCCTGTCGCAGACCACCTCGGGCGCGCGGGACCTGATCCGGGCTATCTACAACTCCTCGATGGACCGGTGGTTGGTCGTCGGCTACGTCAAGGGGCTGTGACGTGGCCAAGTTCTTCACGGACTTCTCCACGTACACCGACGGGGTGCAGCCGTCGGACTGGACGGAGCGGTACGACACGACGATCGGCGCCGCTGTCGTGACGGCGACGAGCGCCCCGGGCGGAGTGAAGGCGCTGCGGATCACCAAGACCGCCAACAGCAGCAGCTACGCCGTGAGCTGGGATGCCGTCGGTACGCCCACCGGTGACGTAGAGCTGTTGTGGAAGGTCTACGTCACCAGCGTCGGGACCACCTTCGGCGGAGCCGACCAGGGCATCATCCACGGCTCGGGAGCCGCAGGGACCATGACTGGCTACCGCTCCCACGCTCTCGCCGCCGTGAGCGCAGGCGCTGCAAACGTGCAGCGATGGACCAACGGTACGCAGAGCTCGCTCGCCAGCGGAACCAACTCCGTGACCGCGGTCAACACCTGGCGGTGGTGCCGGACCCAGCGGGTCAGCTCGACGATCCGGGCCCGCTGGTGGAGCGACGGGTCCTCCGAGCCCGGCACCTGGCAGGTGAGCGCCTCGGACGCGAACCACTCCACGGGTTGGGTCGGGTTGAACATGGTGCACAACGACACGACCTGCTGGTTCGGCCAGTTCAGCGTCGGCACTGGCGGCGACTCCGCTCCGATGACCAATCCCGCGGACACGACGGGGTTCTTCTTCTGATGACTACTTCGACCATGGAGGCCCCCGATGCCTACCACTCCTGAGTACGGCCTGCGGTACCCGTCGCTGGCCGACGCCCCGAACGGCCCGGACGCGGTCCAGGATCTCGCCGAGGACGTCGAGAGCACCCTGCAGTCCCTGGCCCCGCTCAGTGCCGTCACGGTGAACGCCAAGGGCGACCTGCTCGCCGGTACCGCTAACGACACCGTCACTCGGCTCGCGGTCGGCGCGGACGGCGAGGTACTGACCGCGGACTCCGGGGCGCCGACCGGGCTCGCATGGGCGACCCCGGCCACGGTCGCGGCCGGCAGCGCGTCCGTCGCGACGCTCGAAGGCACGACCTCGGAGGCCTACGCCGATCTGGCCACCCCCGGCCCGGCCGTCACGGTGGCGGTCGGCCCACAGGGGGTGGCGATCGTGTCCATCGCCGCTGAGACCAACTCCGCGTACGAGGAAGACTCGGCCGTGTGGTACGAGGGGACGGCGTCCTTCGCGGTCAGCGGGGGCAACACGGCTGCCGCGGCCGACACGCGCGCCACGTCCATCGACGTGTGGGGCAGCACGTTCGACGGAGACATGCACCTCTTCCCGTCGGCACGGGGCGCGTCAACGTTCGTTCTGACCGGTCTGACCCCCGGCAGCACGACCTTCACGATGAAGTACAGGCGCAGGGACATCGGGGGTGGTGGCGGGACCGCCAACTTCTCGGCTCGGCAGATCGGGGTGGTGACGTTCTGATGGAACTCGACCTGGACCACGAGGTGTCCGCGGGGCAGCTGGAACGCGAACTGGCCGAGAAGCTCGGCCGGGAGGTCCGGCTGGCCGTGCGCCAGCCCGGGCAGAAGGACGCCGAAGGGAACGAGCTGCCGGGCGTGGTCGTCGTACTCGACGCGGAGACCGGCGAGCCTCTCCCGGACAAGGCCGCCGACGCACGGGCCGCCCGGAAGGTACTGAGCGAGCACGAGCCCAAGGCCCGCGAGCGCAAGCCGTCACGGGACGAGCAGGTCGTGGCTGCGCTGCAGGCAGCCGAGTCGCTCGAGGACGTGAAGGCTGCGCTCGTGGCCCGGTTCACCAAGCCGGAAGCGGAGGTGCGCGACGGCCGCCAGCGGTAGCGCACTGCCCGGGTCGTCGCGTTGCGATGTCCTAGGCTGAGCGGAGCGGCGTATCGGCGGAATCCATGCCGCGCACTGCAGGGGAGCAGACCCTGACAGTCCAGCGCCCCGCAGACATCGCGTCTGCGGGGCGCTGGGGTCGCTCTGTAACGTCCTGAGCGGTCCGGGCGATCACATTGCAGCGTGTTGGGGACGCGCTACCTGCGCCCCGCCTCAGCCGTCGTGGCCGGCCGAGGCGCCCCCTTCGGCAGGGCATCCGGTCGATGGGCGAAACCGTGCGCGCGCTTGTGAACTCGCTGGTCACTCGCTGCAGACCCGTACGTACACGGGCACCGATCCGATCGGGTTCTCGATCGCGCAGAACCTCAAGCGGCGGCATCTCACCACCGGCCAGAAAGCGGCGGTCGCATTCGAGGCGGTACCCCTGTTCGAGGCCGAAGCCCGCCGACGGCAAGCGACGGCAGTCGCCGACGGTAATCGGCGTCGTCACGGTTTGGAGCCGCCAGTCCGGGCAGATCTGCCCGGACTGGCGGATGAGCAGCCGAAGAAGGAGGAGGTGCGTGCGCGCGACCAGGCTGCTGAGGTCGCGGGCACCTCAGGGCGGTCGCCACCACGCGGGCCCCGCGGGACAGGGACTCCGCGGCGTTCGAGGCGGTCACCCCTGGCGAGTCGATGGACTTCGGCGAGGTCGCCAGGTGACAACGCCGCCGGCAGCTCATCAACGCCAACGACGCAGGTGGGGCTGGCTCCGCCACAGCGGCGTCAAGGTTCACTGCTGGCCGCACACGGACAAGGCGGCCCCGGGTCATCGGCCAACAGCTCGGTCCGCGCCCCGGAGCTGCGGGACTTGCGGATCGTGAAGGTCTTCCAATTGACCCGGGCGCGGCGACCATCGTGCACGCCGACTGCACCGAGTGGCTTCGGACCGCCCCCGAAGCGGACCTGTTGCTCACCGACCCCCCGTACACCACTGACGTCGACGACATCCAGGCGTTCGCGTCGACGTGGCTGCCGCTCGCCCGGCAGACCCGACACTTTCCATCCTGCACATCCAACGAGATGCGCGTACACCCTGGGCACAGTTGAAGCTGCGGGCTGGCGGGTTGCCCGTCCGGGCCGTTCACGCCGCCACCGACCCGCGGGCGTTCTTGTGCGGCGTGGCCTTCATCAGGGAGTGGATCGACGCGAACGTCCCGACCTTGTTGAGGCGGGCGTCGTCGGCGGCGTTGGCGAGGTCGAGGGCCTCACCGAACAGTCGCCGCAGCACGAGCTCGTACACCTCCACCCTGACAGCGCGGGGAATGTCGTCGTGGAGGGTCGGGACAGCGAGAAGGACACCGCGGTCGCGGATGGCGATGCGGCCGCCGGTGAGGCGGACAACGTGGACGGTGGGCATGGCGGAATCTCTCTGTGGGTGGGTGGCCCGGAGCAGCGGGTCAGAGGAGGGGGTGTCAGGCTGCGGGGCGTCGCACGGAGCGGATGTCGGTGGCGGGCTCCCGCTCCTCGTCGACCTCGAAGTCGTCGACGGCGTTCCGGTACGTGACCCACACGAGATAGGCGGCCCCGCCCAGTAGGACGACTACGTTCATGACGGCGAGGATCGGGCTGACCGGGAAAGCGAACTGGAACCCGGCGACGATCCCGGCGGCGAGGAGGAACGCGAGGACAGGCACGTTGCGGACCGTCTGCAGGAGCGCGCGCCGGCGGATGCTGGGGAGCGTGGCGTTCACCGGAGCTCCAGCTTGTCGTCGCCTGCGGGCACGGTGCGGAGGGCCTGGGCGAGGAGGTAGTTGACGGCGCTGTTCATGGAACGCCGGTTCTCGGCGCAGAAGGCTTCGAGCATCTCGCGGACGTCGGGATCCAACCGGAAGGTCGTCACCCCTGACTTGTTTGTGGCTTCACGCATAGTCGGGACACTACCGCTAGAAACCGCTAGAAGCCACCATCGGCCGCTAGATCACCCGCACGGGCTAACCGTCCAGGATCGCGGAGATAGCGCGGAGAGCGGAGTTGTCCAGCCGGGTCCGGGCGCGGTCGTACCGGATGGTGGTCTTTGGGTCGGCATGCCCTAGCTGCTGCTGCACGTCGCGCAGGGTCGCGCCGGCGTCGAGGGCGAGCGTCGCCATGGTGTGCCGCAGGCCGTGCGGGGTGAGCGTGCCTGGCACACCGGCAGCGGCGGTGAGCGTCTTCAGCCAGTACGCGACCTGGTTCCTCGTGGCTCGCTTGCGGTGGCGGTCCAGGAACAGCGGCCCACGTCGAGGGCCGAGGTACGCACGTACGGCGCGGTCCGCAGAGTCCGGCATCGGGACGGTCTCCCGCTTCCCACCCTTCCTCGTCACGCGGATGACCGGCCGCCCACGGTCGCGGTCGAGGTCGCCCGTGTCGGCGCGGACGACCTCGGACACGCGCAGGCCAGTCCCGAGCAGGAGACGGACGAGCGCGGAGTTGCGGGGGGTCTCGTCCGCCACGGCCAGCAGGCGCCCGACCTCATCGATGCTCAGCCCGGTCGTCTGGGACTCGCTGTCGACGGGCGGACGCTTCACGCGCGCCACAGGGTTCGAAGGGTGACCCTCCTCGTCGCCGAGATAGCCGTAGAACGACGAGAGCGCGGTCAGCTTCCGGGCGACGGTAGACGGCGCGTACTTCGTCTTGCTCCGGTACCGCATTCCCTCGTGATCGGCCGACTCCAGGAACCGGTGATAGGCGTCGATCTGCGCGCGCTGGAACTCGAACACCCCGAGCCCACCGAGGTCGGCCCGCCACTCGTCGGCCCACGCGAAGAAGTCGAGGAGGTCGTTGCGGTAGGCGGTGCGCGTGTTCTCGGACCGCTGCGCGAGGAGCCAGCGGTTCAGGAGGACGCGCCGGCGGTCGTGCTCGCGGTGGGCGAGCTGATCGCTCCGGGGCCCCTCGGAGATCACCAGCTCTCCCCCGTAGAAGGGTTCAGAACCAGTCTCCATATCGCTCATTATACGTGAAACCGTTGGGTTCTCGCGGGAGTTAGCGGACTCCCGAACTGCACCTCAGCCCGCGCGGCCCTCCTCGTGGCAGCCAGGGCGGGATGCCTCCGCGCAGACTGGGCAGAACGACGGCGGGCCGCCTCGTCCGGGCCACTCCATGATGTCGGCCGGCATACCGCAGAGGGTCAACTCGCCGTCCTTCCCGACCGCGACCATCCGGGTTTCTTCCTTGTTCATCTTGAACACGACCCGACCGACCGCGTGGAAGAGGTTGTGCTCGTCGGCGAGCCACCCATACAGGGGAGGACGTTCGTTTTCGGGCGTTTGGCACACAGCGGTCTCCTCTGACATGCCACCAGGCCGGTGGGCGTGCCAGTGGATCGCCGGCCCCCCGAGGAGCGTTAGCCGCGCACCCGCACGGCCGCGTCCTCCTGCGCCGAGGTGTCCTGCGCCGCCTGCCATTCCATCTGCTCGTGCGCGGCGTCGTCCGCCTTCCGCGCCTCAATCTCCAGCAGCGCCTCACGGGCACGGTCCACCGCCGCCCGGGCGTCCTCGTACGTCGGCACCGCCCGCACGGGGGGCGTGTCCGCGAACTCCGACGCGTCCGCCACAGTCCGCTCCCGGATGTCCTCCGACACCTCGACCGCAGGCTCGGCGACCCGCTCGTCCGCGCGGACCTCCTCGTCGGCCATGTCGTGCTCGTTGATGGCCCGGTGGGCGTCGTCATCGGCGCGCGCCTCAGCCTCAGCTTCCAACCACTCGTCGGCGGTCACCGTGTCGCCCGGGTCGTCGAGGGCCACACCGCGGGAGCCAAGCTCCACCTTCGCCCGCGCCGCGTGGTCCCGCGTTGTCGCCGTGTGGAGCCACCACTGAGTGCGGGCCCGGTCAGCTTCCTCGAGCAGGGCCCGCTTCTCCGCGAGCTCGGCCGCCTCCCGGGCGGCCTCCTCGGCGGCCCGACGCAACTGGTCGCGCTCGACAGCGGGCAGGTCCTCCCGTTCCGCCCGCTCCGCCCACAGACCAGCGTCCGTGCGCCGGCGGTTCTCCTCCTCGGCCGTGGCGGACAGCTCGTCCCCCACCCACCGCGGCGCCCACACCCGCTCACGGTCGAACGCAGCCACCCGGTTCCGCAGCGCCCCATCGGACAGCTGGGCCTCCTCCGGGCTGCGGTCGGGGAGATCCAGCTCCACATGGGCGGTCCGCCAGAAGGCGTGCTTCTCGACCAGCCCAGCGGGCGGGGCAGCAGGGAGCGCCTCCTCGGCGTCGGTGTACTCGCCCAGCTCCCGCGACGCGGCGGCCCACGCGGCGGACGCCTCCCACTCCTGCCGCTCCATCGCATCCTCGGGAACCGGGCCCATCGCCTGCACAGCCCACGCCGGCCGTTCCTCGGCAACCCGCGAACCGAGCTCCCGGCGGCGCTCGTCGGCGTCCTCAGCGAGCCGTGAGAGGCGCGCGTGGACATCCTCGGGCAGGCCATGCGGAACCAGGTCATGCGCCGACCGCAACCGCGGGGCCAGGTCGACACTCTCCCGGATCCGGTGGTGCAGCACCGCGGCCGGGGACGTGGCCGAGTCGAGCGACCGGCCCTGTAAGGCGCGGGACAGAACGTCGGCAGGGTCACGGCCGGCGACCTCAGCCTGCCGCAGCACCCGGTCGAGCCCAACCATCGCGGGATCGGCAGCCAGGGCGGCCCGCTGCTCCTCGGTGATGGCCCCCGTTGCGGCCGCCATGTCCAGCATCCGAGAGGTGCGACCCGCGAGCGCCGCCTGCGCCTCGTCGGCGAGCCGCTCGACCGCGGTCAGCATCGACGCGGCCTTCTCCTCCTCGTCGGCCTTCTCCTGGAGCGCGCCCCGCATGTCCTGGGCCCGCTCGAGGATGTCCGTCAGCACACCCTTCGCGGTGCGATGGGCGACGTCCTGCGCCTCCCCCACCGGGGCGTCCTGGTTCGTCCGCTGGGTGACAACCCACATCGTGTTCGACCCACGCCCCCGGGTCGCCATCACATAGGCTGCGTCCGCGCCGGTGGCGGCGTCGATGACACCGTGGCCCGTGTCGACCGTGCGACCCTCGGCTGCGTGCACCGTCGACGCGTAGGCCAGGGTCAGATGCTCCTGGACGTACGCGGCGGGCAACTCCATGCGAGGCCCACCAGCGGCTGGCTCGACGGACAGTCCGCCGTCCTCCCGCATGCCCAGCACGCGGTACGCCTGCCGGTTGATGGGGCAACGCTCGTTCCCCTCCCAACCACGCAGGTTCCATGCGTTGTGGCGGGCCTGGACGAGGTCACCCACACCTGCGGTGTTGCCGTCCATCCCGAGGTGCGCGCCCGCGTCCTCGACCATCCCGAGCCGCACAAGCTCGGTCCGCAGCTGCGCCGACACGGCATAGGCGGCGGCGTTGGACCCGACGACGAGGAGCGACTCCTTCCCCGCGACCGTGTCCGCCAGCCACGCCCGAGCGGCAGCCTCCGCGGCCTGCTCCTGGGTGCCGCCCGCACGGATCCGGCCGTGACGGTCGTACTCGTCAACCGCGGCCCGGTCCCGCTCACGGAGGCCGAGGGACGCGGTCTTCTCCCAGTCTTCGTGGAAGCGCCGAACCTCCGTCAGCTCGTACGACAGCGAGCGGGTCGACAGGTCGGCGAACGCGCCCCCGGCACCGACGGACCCCAGCTGCTTCGAGTCCCCGACGAGGACAAGCTTCGCCCCTGCCGCCCGGCAACGAGCCGACACGGCCGCGAGGTCCGCGGTGGACGCCATTCCGGCCTCGTCCACAACCACGATGTCCCCCGCCTGTAGCGCGGGCACGTCACGGCCACCAAGCCAGGCGGTGATGTTCCACGACGGGATCCGCTCGGCGGTGAGGATGTCGGCCTGCGCCTGCCCCGACGCGAGGCCGTACAGGTTCCGCCCGGTGCCGCGCCATGCGTCCGCGATCGTGCCGACCGTCCACGACTTCCCCGCCCCGGCCGGCGCCTCGATCCGTTCCAGCATCGCCCCGGAGGTGAGCACCCCGAGGACGGCGGCCCGCTGGTCGGCGCCCAGCTCGACCCCGTTCTCCGCGAACCGGGCCACCACCGCCTGCGCCTCAGCGTCCGTCATCCTCGCGGCGCCACGCTCGACCGCGGCCCGACGCAGCGCGTGCTCCGCGGCCACCTGACCCTGCGAAGTGAACTTCACCGCGGCGGGACGCTGGTACGGGGAACGCCCGTTCTGCAGCAGCATCGACGCGGGCAGATCCTCCGTGCGCTCCTCCGGGGTCACCCGAACAACATCGGCGAGGGCCTTGTCCGCGAGCGACTCCAACAGAGGGCGCATCTTCTCGGGAGGCAAGCCCAGGTTCGCGGGCAGCACATCCGACACCGCGCGCATCAGATCCCCACGCGTCCACGTCGGCCGCTTCTCCGCGACCCGCGCCACCGCCCGCTCCATCACCGCCTGGGGGTCGAACCGCTCCGCTGTACGCCCGTGCCCCTCCGCGCCCGCCTGTAGAGCGTTCCGGGCGACCTGCGCCAGACCACCGGCGAGCGCCCCGCGACACTCCCGGTCCCACCGGTCGAGGCGTTCCCCGCGGGGCTCCTGCGCGTGGGACTTCGCCTGCCGTGTCGCCAGGGTCGCCTGCTGACGGATGTAGGCCCGCTCGAGCCCGTTCGGCTCGCGGCCGTGGTACTCGGCGAACTCGCGGCACGCCCGCTCCGCACGCGGGGACAGCGCCTGCGTCCGCTTCGAGAACATGTCCATGACGCGCTGGTCCACCCCGACGATCTGGCGGGCCTTCCCGTCCGGGCGGGTCTCGAACCGCAACCCGAGGGTGCGCGTCAGCTCGGCCTGCATCACCCGCTCGCCGATGGCGCCGGCCGCCCCCTTCAGCATCGAGAGCGCGTCACCGTCGACCCCGTACCACTTCCCGTCCGCCCCGAGTGCCTTGTTCAGGATCGCTTGGTGAACGTGGAGTTGGGGGTCTTTCTCCCGGGAGTCGTGCTGCAGGAACTGGGCGACGACGAGGGCGTGGGCGTCCACCCATCGCCCCGTGCGGGAGCTCCCACCGTGGCGCCCCACCCGGGAGTAGCCCGCCTCGTCCTGGAGAAATTCCAGGCTCGCCCGGGCACCCATCATCACCGCCCGCTCGACCGCCCGGGCGTGCTCCGCCCACGCTTCGCCCGCCCGCTCGTCACCCATCGCCCGGGCGTCGTTGGCCGCCCGCTCGAACGCCACCCACGACACGGTCACGTCCTTCCCGGGTGAGAACGTCATGTCGAAGAACATCACGGTGTTCCGGGCGAGGGCGTCCGCCTCCCGCTGCATCTCCTCCCGCCGCTCGGGTGAAGCACCCGGCTCCCGGGCGAGCATCTCCCGGAAGTGGGCGGTGGGTGTCTTGTTGGTGCGGGCGGCCCTCCCGAGCACCCGGGCGTTCTCCCACGTCTCCCGGCTCTGGGCGAGCGGGTCTGTCGGGTCCCGGAAGTGGGCGTAAATCGCCTCCATCACGTCGGCGTCAACCTCGCCCCGCAGCCCCAGCGCCTCCGCGCCGGCACCCCACCACTGGCCAGCAGGCTCACCAGCCTGCACCGCGTTGAGGAAGTACCCTTCCCTACCTTGCGCGATGGGGCCCAGCAGGTACGCCACGGAGTGGCCTACGGCGAAGCTGAGGACCATGGCTGTACCTCTCTGACCATCGGATCGAAATTGATGCGTAGGTGTGTTCGGCTCTTGAAGATCGGGATGTGCTGTCTTGGGGCGTGCTGCTAGGTGGAGTGAGTAGAGAGGTGCTGCTGCGGTTCTGAGGTGTCGTCTGTGGTGTCGTCGTCTGGGGTGTCGAGCTGGTCTGAGATGGCGTCTGCGAGCTGTTGAGCGCGTGTGCTCGTCGAGGTGTGCGGGCCTGCAGCGTTGGAGCGGCGGCGTTCCTGCACGGCGCGGGTGCGGCTACCTGGCATGACGACCTCCGGCGGGGACGGGAGCGGGAGCCTCAACAGGAGCGGGAGCGGGAGCGGGAGCGGGATGGGAACGCCCGCCCGGGTGGGAGTGGCAGCTCCGGCCGGGCGGGCGTTCCGTTCCTTCCTGGTGGCAGCTATGGGGGTCCGTCGCCCACCCACCCATTGCAGTGAGTGGGTGGGCGA